ATAGCAGTTGTATCAGCTGAAGCAGTACCCTGGTCAACTAAAGCTGCAAGAGCAGACTCCTGACGACCAGTGCCGACCTTCTGAGTAACCTCAAGGGTCTTATCCATCTTAAGGTTAACTGGCATCGTATTCTCGAAGTAGTTAGGAACCTTAGCAGAATCCTTGAAGCTGTTGTTTACATTGATATCAACTACAGTATTGCTATAATCTCTATCAGTAAAATTAGCTCCTGGAGTGCTAGGTGCTACACCTCTACCCCCTGCGTATTTAACAACCTGAATCTGACCTGCGGAACCGATATTGTATTTAGAGCTGAAAGTAATACCATCAATAAAGATAGCATCAGCATAAAGACCAGCCTCAACAATAGGGCTCATACCTGTAGCAACTGTAGCTACACCACCAATTACTAGTGCCATAATATTTATCTCCTTTCGACAATTTTATTTCTTAAGTCCTCTTGACTTTAAGAAAGCTTCTACATCTGAATCCAAATTTGCGTTTCCGCTTGGATTACCACCACCTTGAACTCCTGTTGCACCAAATGCAATTATCGATGCTGCATTAGGAGCCTGACTATTCTGTAATGGCTGGGCTGGCTGTGTAGGAGCTACAGAAACTCCAGTAGCTTGCTGTCCACTTGGAGTAGTGGATGCAGGAGCTTGCTCACCCTGCTGGGATACCCCGAATAATGTAGCGTTTGCTGACACATACTCCTTAATAGCATCATCAAAGCTTTTACCATTAACTGCAAGTTTATTAGCCTCAAATACTGCGAAATCTACAAACTGAGCTGGAACTCCAGCCTTTGTTGCTGACTCACGGTGTTTGTAGCCATTCAACTCGTTTAGGTAGGAAGCAGATAGCTTCTGTTCATTAGCCAACTGACCGTTTAACTCCTGAATCTTCTGATTCAAAGGATTGATTCTACCAGAGATGATACTATTCAACTGCTCCTGAGTGAACATCGCTTGGGTGTTCGGCTGAGCAACTGGCTGTGTCACCTGAGGTTGAGCTACAGGCTGTTGAGCTACTTGAGCTACTGGCTGAGCTGCTGGCTGAGCCTGCTGACCATTTACATTATCTACTGCATTCACAACATTATCCATTTTGATACCTCCACGATTTTACGCCTCTCGGCTATTGATTGTATAATAACATTTTTTATAAATAATGTCAAGCTAGTTATTAAGAATAGTCTACTAACTTAACTATTATTTTTTTCTCTCTCAATTTCAGTAACAACCTTAGTTGCTGCCTCAATTGTCTCACCGTACCACTTAGCACGATATTCAGCTTTGGACATAAGTCCCATTTCTACATCTTTTCTATCCTGCTCTCTTTCATCATTATCACTATCAATGAAACCATCTGTTGCAGTAACATCAATCTTTGCATTATCATTGACATTCATATTTAGAGCATTCTTACCAAGGAATAAGATAGCTGTTGCCATCTTCTGTAAAGCCTCAGTTAACTGAGTTGTCATCTTCTTTACATTACGCTGGAAATCATTATGCTGACCGATATATTCAGTAGCAGTTTTAACTGAAGTTCCATCGAACTTGTAATACCCCGTTCCAAGACCAACCTTGTCAGACAGTATATTAAGCTGATTCTGTAACTCTTTATCAAGAGAGTCAGTATTCAATGTAGGATGAAACTCCTTGATATACTCATTAACATCTGAAGTAGCATCATCACCAAAGAACTGCATATAAGTCTGCTTAACATCCTGAGGTGCAATAGGCTTACCATCTTCATCAACAGTAAGTAGCATCTTATTCATCATTACGATACGCTGACCAGTTATAACCTCACGAACGCAGCTATCATAAGTAATATCACAACAAGCTAAGTTATCTGTAGCTTCGGCATAAACACTCAATCCCATAGGACTATCCAAATCAATATTATTTGCAATATTAGTCTTAAAGATACAGAAAAGCGGTGTTTTACTGTGAGTTTTTATCAAAGGTAAATAACCAGCAGGTAAGCTTGCAGAATTATAGTTCATATCAATAAGACTATTCTCAATCACATATTCTCCTTCAGGACTGAGCAGATGTGCCGATACTAACACATGTTTTCTTTCTGAAATCTGAACTTCAGATACGAATGCACATTCAGTAACTATATTGTTTCTGTAAGATATTGGAATAATACGGCAAGAATTATAAATCTGCAAATTTATCTTACCCTGCTCACTAGCAATAATTTCACCGTCAGCATCTACCCCAACATTTGCCAAATCAACAACGATAGCACCTGTACCTAAAGCAAAAGTCTGCTCAACAATAGTAGAAAGAATTGTCTCAAAGTTATTACTTCCAAGTACACCTCTATTACCTTTAGAACCATAAAGGAATATACCAGACTTGTCATCAGAGCTTACAACGAATTTAACACCTTCATTAAGTAAACTTGAAGCCCAGTCTTCGCAAATCCTCTTTGCCATCTTCAGTCTGTAAATCTTTCTTTCCTGAATATTAAGACCATTACTAATCTTTGTAACATGGATTGCAGGTACATACCCCTTGTACCACTCTAACCAAGTAGATATTTCACTGTAAAATGCTGTATTAGAATAGCATTTACCATACTTGGATTTAATAAACTTGATGACTGAACCATAGTCCATATTTGTTTACCTCCTATTCGCAATACTTAATAAGTTTTTCCAAGAATCCAGACCAGCTATATTCTTCAGCATCGGCTGTATCTATATCAGCTGTTCCGTCATCTAGTCTTTCATCTTCGTGACCTTCTTTACTGTTCCATACCTGCGTTGAAGTAGAATCAATAACATTTGCACAAGAATTTAAGCACTTCCAATGTGACTTAGCTATCATTAGCTTCTTTGTATCAATTCTTTTCTTTATAGTCCATTTCTTACTATCAAGAACTCTGATTACCCCAACTTTGTGTAACTCTTTGATAACATTTCTTATCTCGTTAATCATAACTGGGTCAGCACAATCACCCCAAATATATCGGATTGGAATAGATGTAAAATTCATAACACCTTCTATAAACTCTTTACAAGCATTATGAAAATCCTCTACATCTTTTTCACCACCTGCCATAACTAACTTGTAATCTTTTATTATTAAAACATCTCGATAATTATTTGAGATAACTGTTGCTACAAATGTTGTATTACTTCCATTACCACCGAAATCTACCCCAATAGATATGAACTGCGGAGAGTTTAACCTTATATATTCAGTAAAGTCACTTACTAACCAATTTGACTTATCCTTTGCAAATAAACTAAATATCAAACCAACTGCACAAGCTCTATTACCTAAAATATAACGCTGATACTCCATAGAAGTCTTATCAGGATATTTAGATGTAAAACTCTTTATTTGTGCTTCAGTTAATGCAGAGTTATCGAACAAACTGCATTTCATATAGTTATATCCACCAAAGAATAAACCAGCTTCTTGATTCTCCTCATACTTATCAAGATACTTTGTATAAACTTTGTGAGTAGGATAAACTGGGTTTAAGTCCCACCATACCTTTTGGTTCTTACTCTGCGTAAGTCTGGAAAGTGCCATATCGATGAAGCACTTCTCATCATCTGATATATAAAGATTAGCTAACTCAACCGAGAGCCAACTACCAAAACTCAAACCTTGTATCTTTTTGTAAGAGTCAGATTGAGAACCACCAACGAAGATTACAATTTTCTCACCAGTCTTAGTTGTAATCTTCATACACTCATTGCCCTCGTATTCGCCAGTTTTATATCTACCCCTGAACAAATACTTAAGACCTAAACCATTACAGTCTGCAACATTTAATCTTGCTGTTGCTATTGATGCACCTGTTACTAGATGTACCTTATCTTCACAAGTTTCCAAATAACTAGCAAAACTAAAAATATTTATAACTGACTTACCTGCTCTATAAGCACCCTCTAAACAATTTATCTGATTTGTGAAACATCTTTTGTAATAGGCTACATATTTTGGACTAAATGGCTTTACATTCATAGTCACTGTAGCTGCCATTAAGATGCCTCCTTTATCTCAGGTAACATACCCCTTTCAATTAAGGAGTTCATATCAGTATTGAAATCCTTTTCAAGGTCTTCAGAGGATACCCCATTAGTCGAATCATTAGCATCAATATCTGCATCAATATCTTCATCTACCATTTTCTCAAGAGCTTCAAGGTCATCATCGTCATCTAACTCAGCTGTAGCCATACTAAATGCATTCATCTGTGGGTCATTAACTGGTAAACCAGCACCCAAGAATAAAGCCATAAGGTCTTCAACATCTACCTGACGACTACCATCTAGCGAATAAATCTTTAATAACTTCTCAAAAGCCCACTGCTTATCTATAAATCTAGGCATACCATTTTTGTCGAAACCAGCGACCATTGCACCGTCTTCTGCATCCCAATCCTGAACTTGAGTCTTGAGATAAATATTTGTCTTGGTATAACCTGTTTTATCATCTAAAATATTAGTGCTTTCATAATATTTCAAAGGGTTAAATGAAATCATTCTTTTTAATCTTTGAATCATATTAGCCTGATACCCCTTATCTTCAGCTAATATTTCTTCCTTGATTTCATTTATACGAAGCATAACGGCTTCTTTCTTAAGTAAACGATTTGCCATCAAAGAATGATATGCATTTCTCTTTGTTTTATCCTTTACTCCATAACCACCTACAAAACCTGCTCTACAACAAGCTTCTGCAGGGTCTAGTGCTTCTCTCGCAAGTATTTGACAGAACTTTTCCTGTCTTTCAGTTAATGCTGTAGCTTTCATATTTATATCACCTCCATAAGAGTATGGCTTAACGCCCATCCATTAGTCTGAATTATTGACCTATGGATTATATTTTATATTGAAAAGTATATTATGATTAGTTTTTATATTGGATTACCCCATAGTCAGATACTAGAACTACTATACCTGACTATGGTTATTCACTTTCCTTATGCCTTATACTGTAATACTGTTGCGTAAAGATACCAACTATCTGTTGATGCAGAACCACTCTCATCAGAGTCAATCTTGATAACATCGCCTTCTTTTACAAAAGCCGATAATGTCATATCTATGCCTCCGTTTGCAATCCATGGTAATGTAGTTCCACTACTATCCTCACCAAAGCAAGACAACTGGTCAACTGACACTCCATTAACAAACAATCTTGCCGTATATCCACTACCACTCTTGTGCATATATGCTTTTAACAATCCTGTTTTAGTTGCAGTGAAAGTATGTGTTTGCGAAGATGTAACAAATGTCCTCACATTATTATTTACACGACCATTATAGTGAAGTTTTTCCGTTATCGCATCATCAACTGTTTCATCAACTGCATTTATAAAATCAGCAGGAATAGATGTATGTTGTGCTTTAATTATGTAATTTACACGCACATTCTTTGGTCTTGTTTCAGAATCATTTGATGAAATAGAAACAGGGTGGGTATGGTCTCCAGCAGACTTAATATAAGCACGTGATGTACCACCATATTCAGCATTTTCTACATACGAACCAATATATGACTCCATATTGGAGCCAATGATTGTTTTTGGATATATATTAGCAATAGCAGCTTTAGCCCCTGTGTAAGCAAGAACAGAATGACTATGACCACCAGCAGAAGATGTAGCACCACTTAAACCATTCTTTGCTGTTGTATCATTCTGTGATTCACCGAGAGCACCATTTGTTCCAGCACCCATTACAGCTCTATTCCTTAAATCAGGAATATTAAATGTAGTAGAACCATCTCCACTACCAAAAGTTGTACCAATAGCATCAAATAAGTCTGCATATGTTGTACGGCTAACTGCCATTCCATTACAAATTAACCATCCACTTGGAGCTGTAGTTCCACCATAAGGTATAATAGAGCCTATAGGATTATCAGCATAAAGCGTGCTACTCTCTCCACTTCCACCGCCGCCAATGTCAAGATAGTCAGTTATTCTATATGTATCTGGTGTACTACTACTGCCATATATTGCTATTTCAAAAATTGCATCATCGGAAATTGAATAATAAGATACCCTGTTTCCATTAACTGATACAACATAACCAATACATTCTCCTATTGTATCATAAACATGAGCATCCTCTACTAGTGCACTTTCTAACAGTCTTAAATGTACGGTTTCATGTGTGGTTGTGTATTCTCCAGTAAATAGATATAACGCATGAGATTCATTTATAACATACTTGTAGTGATGACCTTTCTTGAAACCATAAGTATCTTCACCACTGTAAACAATAACTGAGCCACTTGCATAGTCACCAACATTAGGCTCTGTATCAGTATTCACAACTGCATTTTTAATAACTCTTAATTCTTTCCAAGAAAACTGACCACTAACTGAAACACATTCATAAAAGCAACCGTGTTCATAAGTTCCACTTGCTCCTATATATTGATAAACCTTTCCAAGTTGTTCACTAGCTGGAAACGGTAACTCATCTACCTGTACGCTCTGACCATCGAAAGTCTTCTCAGATAGCCTTGTACCATCTTCAAACCAAATATCTTCCGCATAAGCAACAGGGAAAGTTCCCTGATGCTCTGCATCAACATAGTTATTCGGTCTAGCTGTATCTGCTAATCTTATAGCCATATCTCATACCTCCTTAGCTAACTACTGCTGTTAAAGAGCCTAAACTAGGCTGATGTAATCTCTGAATCTTGTAAGTAGTTGTGTAACCACTTGCATTTGTAAATGAACGGCTAGCAACTACAGTATCAAGTTCTGTATCGAATCCATTTACCTTAACATTTAAAGTCATACCTGTAGGAACTGCAAAGTAGCAATACTGACCAGCACCTGCTGTAAAGTCATAAGAACCTTTAGGACTTGTAGCAAGCTTCTTACCTGCAAGACCTAAGATGAAAGCATCATCATAGGAATCTTTATCAGTATCTACCCCCCAATATACCTTATTCATAAACTGGAAACTTATGGACTTAGTAGCTGTCTTTTCTCCATCACCAGCTGTCAAAGTAAACTGCTTATTAGCAGATATATCATTTTCATAAGTAGCAGTTCTTATAGTTTCATCTGCCAATGTACAATCAGTTAATGACTGAGAAGTAATATCCTTATTGTAAGCCCAGTTAAAGACTACCCCACCAGTTATAACTTGACCATTCTCATACTGTAATGTAGATGGTGTAGAAGTAAAGGCTGTAATAGCTGGGTCTACATAATATAACTTAGCTAAGATAGCATCAAGAGCCTTATCAACATCTGTAAGAGCTGGGAAGTCAGTATTCGTATAACTGGTTGCTTCTGCTGTTCCACCAATAAGACTTTTGTCAATGAAAATTATATCACCGTTTTCATCAGTAGCTACAACTTTGTCTGCATTAGTCGAACCATTTTCAAGACCTAACTTTTCAGCTAAAGCATCATCTACATCCTGAGCTAAAGCATACCCCGATAAGTCTATCTGTGTGCTACCAGTCTTTAACCACTGCCTTGCACCAGCATCAGATTCAACTATCATATAAAGGTCATAAATATCAGTCTTACCAGTTTGTAGTATAAGATAAATAACATCATCTCTTGCATCAGCAACTTCTGGTAGGGTTTCAACAACCATATTGATTTTTGTATCCATACCTGCTATAGCTGCATTTATCTTATAATCTACAGAGCCTTCAACTGTAACTGCACCATTTAATACTGCAATAGCATCTGCATTATCTTGATTCTTTGTCTTCTCCTCATTGGTATAATCATTAGATGAAAGACCTTTACCTGGCTCCTTACCGACATAATCAAGAAGTTTAGTATCAATCTGATTCTTATTATAATAATTAGTTAAATCCGCACTACCCCCAGAGAACTTTCTCCATTTACCAGTGACTTCATCAACTTCATTACCTTTATTGAATACATATATGCAACCATCTTCCACATTTGTGCAGATAAACACTTGTGGAAGATAGTTTTCATTGTATTCTTTCATCTCCTCAATAGTCTGAAACATATCTCTTTCAACATTAGGAGCTGACCTTCTAATATTGAAATTATCAAGCATTGAAACAGCCATGAAGTGCCTCCTTTCCTTACTTAAATGTTATCTGATTGTCCTCAGCTGCTGTAGGATTGATTAATGTATAGCAATAATAGTCTATTCCATCAACCTGAATCTCACTACGCTGGAAACTATCAAAGTAATTTATATTATTAACCTCATCCTTGATATAAGTTAAAGCACCAAATGACTTAGGGTATGCATAGAAAACTTTACCCCAATTTGTTGTGATACCCCTATAAGTAAGCGTTCTTGTATCCTTAAGATTAGGTGTACCACTTTTAATAACTGTCTCATCTGGGTCAGAAACATTTGCATCACATAATCCATAATATGACTTAGCTACAAACTTAATTGAGAAAGTAGATGAAGTAGACTGCTTTCCATCTGTAGCAGTAGCTTTAAATGTTATATCACTTCTTATAGCAGATGCAGGTGTATATTGGAACTGGAAGTTACCACCACTAGCTACCCCTGTTGTTACCTCGTTTACAAGAGTATCTCCTGCAAAGAACTGAACCTTAGTAACATCTTCAGTATTCTTTGTAACTGCTGCCTTAAGTAAGATAGTAGCTAAGCTATCTGTTACTATATCATATAATTTAGTATTAGGTGTTGTAGTAAGAACTACCCCTGGTGCCGCATAAGAAATAAGTATATCTCTGATAAGAACTTCCAAATCAGTTCCTGCTGGATATACCTTACCCTTTGTAACAGTACCTATAACTGTAGTAGCCTTTAAAGACTCTTTTAATTTTGCTTCTCCAGTAACAAGACCACAATCAATAGTAGTTCCATTAGTCATCTTCAGTAATAAATGACCTAAGTCATCTATTTCACCTTCACGAACAGAATTACCATCTTTTAAGATAGCAGTGCTTGTATGGTTTACATTATTCGTATCTTTCCAAAGAAATACAACTTCTGTTTGTAAATTCTGACTATCATAAGTTATACTCTGGATTTGACAGTTAGCACCTTTAAGTGCTCCCATACCAACTAATGTCTTTTTAACATAGCTTATGGCTGCACCTAAAGCTTCTTCAGATGTAAGTCCCATAACTTTATCTCCTTTCCTTTAGATTAACCGAACTGCCAAACCCCATTGCTGTCTAGCATTCCAAAATCACCATCAGCTGTCAAACAAGTTGAACCAAAGCTAATGACTGTTCCATCTACAAGACCTTCTACCCCATCAGCTATATTACCTAATGAAATAACCTCAGCACTAGTATCTGCCTTAAGGCTGGCTTCGACTTTCATAGGCTCATCATCAACTGTGGGATAAGTTTCAATGATTTTACTTGAACACTTAATCATTTTGCATCCTCCTTATTTATCCAACAAGTTACCTTACCATTAACTCCAATAAATTCTTCCTTAGTTGTAATTCTAACCTTTCCATTTATAACTTCACTACCCCAAAGGAAGTATTCACCAGATTTGTATGAATATGGCGATTTATCTGAGCTTGTAGCATAACAAGCTACATTATTTAGAACAATCTTATTTTTAGATTTTTCATCGACTGATTCAGCAGATTGGCTCTCTTCGCTAGTGCTACCAGAATTTTCACTCTTAAACTTGTTGTAGTAAGTAAAACTAAACTGTCTTCTTTTTACCTTAGCGTTTTCAGACTGGTCTGCTGGTCTTTCAAACTTAGTTAAGAAGCAATCAGAGGCTTCTTCAACAGAAGTTGCAGAAACTATACAGTTTCTTACTGTGCTGTTAGCATTTATCTCACGAACAAGAAATAATATCTGAGCGGATAAATCTGAAATACTTACCCCCTTAGATTTGCAGAGATTGAGTAAACCTTCTTTACGACTCCAGAAAGTCCATTGAGCTAAACCATAACCAACTGCATCGTTTACAAAGTTTCCATATAAACCATTGTCAACTGCATCGGTATAGCTTTCATCTGAGAAACCTAACTTACGCTCGTAAGTATTCTGCATATTGTTGGGTCTTATACCTGACTCGGCATATAAGTTACCCATAATACCAGCTACCCCAAATTCGTTCTTGTAAACTCGAAGTAACTCATTCCATACCTTTGACTCAACTTCTTCCTGACTTGTCTGTGGCTTATTTGTGTAAACTACATTACCTTTAGAATCAAACACACTGTAATCCTCCTTACAAGCCTTTATAGCATTATCAAGCACCTTGAAAGCACCTATTTGCGATTTGGCATCATTCCAAGATTTTCTTACTCGATATAATTCATCTGAAGTTGCATCTGAAATAGGAGTTGTTGGTTTATTACTAGGTTCTACTACTGGCTCGACAGGTTTTATAGTTGTATCAGTAGCTACCCCAAGTAACGCCTTAATGTCGGCTCTAACTGTATCCATATTTTTACCATACTTAGGAAACCAATGATTTATATCTGAATGGTTGCAACCCAAACCTAACTTAGCTGCATCGTTATGACAAGTAATAACTGGAACTTTAACTCCTTGATAATCAACTGTTCCCATTGGGTCGAGATTATACATCTTGCAGAGATATGCTGCAAATTCGACTGACTCGGCGTAAACTGCATTAAAATAGTCGGGACTTGCAAGATTATCCTCACAAATCTCGAACTGAATCCAACCATTATTACAACTACCCCTTGAACCTTTACCACAACCCCAAGGCTTGAACTCATAAGGCATCGCCTGAACTGTCGCTACAGTGCCGTCAGCTAACTTACCTATCCAAGCATTGAGTCCTGCCTCGTGATAAATATGATTCCAATCATTGTGATTAGTATTTACCCCAAGTAACTGTAATAAATACTCACGATTTGGGTCATCATCACTTGGCTGTACATACCTCTTGATGTTAGGGTTGTTGCAACCTGTGCTATGGAATAAGATACCTTTGATTGTATGTCGTTGTCCAGAGTTGTAACAAGTGCTCTGGGTTTGCATACATATTATTGGCTTATTATTCTCATTATATTTCATAATTTAATACCTCCTTAGGTGGGAGAAAAAGTACCCCAAACTGGTTTACATAATTACAAATAAAAAACTTCATAATTCTTTGCTGGCTCAGTCATCAGAGGTACTATATGAGGTTTTTCATATTCGTCTCTGATTGACTTCTCCTTAGCTTTGAATAAGATACCAAGTAATATCAAAGACAGTAGAAATGTTATCAATATAATCTCGATAACAACTACTGTTGAAAACTTCTTATTAAAAA